AAGAGCCTTCATTGTTCCATTTGACTTGGGAACCATCAATGCCTCTGATAGCAAGGTTCATCCTACACAGACGATAAGTTGTCTGATTACTTTCCTGGCCATAAATAGAGATATCGCTGATTTTACCTTGATGGTTTTCAACGAATTTCTCACTCATGATAAACATACCACCACTACCGCAAGCCGGATCAAAGACTCTGCCTTTGTACGGTTCAATCATTTCAACCATAAGCCGGACTATTGATTTCGGAGTATAGAACTGGCCGCCTTTTTTGCCTTCAGCATTGGCGAATTCACCCAGGAAATATTCATAAACCCGTCCGAGGATATCCTTACTTTTCGCGGCTTCAGTTCCCAGTGCAATATTGCCTATAAGATCGATAAGACCACCGAGTGCGGCCTTATCAAGATTAGGCCGGGCGTAAACCTTCGGCAGAATTCCTTTTAATGTGGTATTCTCGCGCTCAATTGCTTCCATCGCGTCATCGACGTCTTTGCCGATAGACGGAAGTTTTGCCCGGGAATGAAGATATGACCAGCGCGCTTTCCGTGGAACCCAGAAAACATTCTCCCCCCGATATTCGTCAGCGTCTTCCGGATCAGCACCTTCATACTCACCTTTACCGGCGAGTAGTTTCGAATGCAAGTCCTCGAAAGAATCAGAAATGTATTTGAGGAAGATAAGACCCAAGACAATGTGTTTATATTCAGCGGCGTCCATATTTTTTCTAAGTTTATCCGCCACCTTAAACAGATCTTTTTCAAACGTGGCGTTATTCTTTTTTTCTTTTGTTTTGGCCATACTAAATCCTCTCCTTATAACTAACGTATATTCTTGCGACTTTCTACAAAGGCCTTTAAATCCTGAGGCTTAATCATCCACTGGCCAATCTTGGTAGCACGGATTTGCTTTTCCCGGATTAATTGCCGAATCCTGTATTCGGTTAATCCCAGTTGTTTGGCAACCTGGCGAACGGTTAAATATCCTTTGAGTAACATTACATCCCCTCCGGAATTAGATTTGATGAAATTGAAACGCTTAACATTGTGTCACATTATATCACACGAGCATTGCTATTGAAACAAAAAACCTCTGCCAGCAAAAACCGGCAGAGGTTGGGCAGGGCAGATGGAAGTTGTTATAAATTATGGGCTTTGAAATACAGGTTCACCAACTCAGCGGTAAACTTATGCTTTCCGCCGATGTGCCAGTTGGTGTTTCGATCCGGGTTGAGCCTTGACTTGTAGTCGTAAATGGTAAAGACAAGGCCGTTGATCCTGCCGATCCATTCAACTTTGATCTTGTTATCCGGGGAGCTGTTGAGCTGAGGATCACCGAATACACGAACAATATCTTCATACCGTGTGCCTTCCGGCAAATAGCCCTGACAGCCTGTGCCGTTATGCGAAACACCGCCCATGGAAACATTGATATCTAATGTCGCGCGCACCTTCATGACTTATCCTTTGACTTAGCTGTTTTTGATCCCCAGCCGGATTTCCATCTGGTAACGGCCCCGGCGACAAGGGCGTCGATTTCCTGCTGTGTAATGCCTTCAGCGAGAACGTGCATAAGCTCGTTTTTATTAAGAACTCTGAAATTTTTTATACCGCGTTCTTTAGCCTTAAGCATAAGGGCGTGCCGCGTTTCTTTATTTTTTCCTTTCATGCGCGTAAACCTCCTTTTCGGTTTTAACATCACCATACGCCAGATGGACGGCCAGACGTAGTAATTCGCATATGCTCCTGCCGGTTTTTTCTCTTTCCCGGAACAAAAGAGCCATTTCGTTTTCATCAAGACGTGAGGCTGGCCACTGGTACTTATTCATAGCTCCCCCAGTAGGCCGTAGAGTCGAAAGAATTACAAGTCTTTTCTTTTAGCCTTTACGAATAAGCGTCTTTATGGCCAGAGGCACGTCTTTTGCCTCTTTCACGATAGTATCGATCTCGGCTTTCGTAAGTTTTTTATCTGCCAGGGCGACCACGATCGCGCTTAAAAGCTCGTTGATCTCTTTAAGTACGTTCATGGTCTTTGACAGAATCATCCATACAGCGCCAATACCGATAACCGCTGTCGCAAGTTGCGGGATATTCCCCGTAAGATAGTCCATTATGAAATCCATGGTTTCACCTCCCTTAGTCTAAATCGTTAAACTTCTGAACCAGCTTCCTGTATTTTTTCTCAAGCGTCCGGAACTTCGGTTCTTCGGATAAGTTTTTCTTGTGAGCAAATACAAGCATATCATCGATAACAAAGAAGATACGCTCTGCAATATCCGTTGCTTTCTTAACGCGTTGAATTCTGCGCAGGGCGTAGCGTTTCTGCTTTTGATCGGCATTATTCCATTCCCGCAGGAATCCGAATACCTCTTTTACGGCATCGGCTATTTTTGTCGGATTAACCATTTAATCACCTTTGATCCCGTTTTTCTTGAGAAGAAGATCGACCCCGGCTTTAATAGACGGAATACAGTCGATCTTTTCCTTGATCTCCTCGATATTTTTGTCCAGGTTCCTGTGTAGGACTTTGCAGACGTCCTTGTCTACAAACTTGTCTTCCGCTTCTTTTTTGTTATTGTCGACCTTTTTCTCGAATTCATCGCGTTTGCCCGCCGCGTCCCTGGCCACATTAATTGATATACCGAGCATAGTTCCTGACACCCCCAAAGAAACCAACACGGCCGCCCAGGGCAGGTATGTCGTTACCTGTTCCATCAGACAGCCTTCTTTTTTGTAACACTCTTGTCGATATTCACCAGGTCTTCATCGATGTGCGATATCTGGCGATCCAGATCCTGCCTGCGGCGCAGGAAATAATCTTTTTGTTTTTCCGTGTCAGCTTTCGTGTATTTCTTAACCGCGCCGTCCGGATGTGTTACTATTTTCTTGCCGCTTTTAAATTCAACTTTTATCTTTGACATTTCTATGCCTCCTCTCTTAAGATTGTCCGCCACGAACCGGCCTTACAAAACACATATCCCAGGGAATGCCCCATGTGGTTTTGTATCCGTCATAGGGATACATACACCAGGCGCCATCCGTCCAGGCCGCACAGTTAGTCGAGGACCAAAAAGGCGTCCATGTATCCGGAGGATAGACAAAAAAGTTCGTATCCCAGGCGGGATCATACCTTGAATGATCTACCATGGACATCAACTCGAAGATATTCGGCATACGCCAATCGTCATGCCCGGCAAAAACAAGGTTCTCACAGGCATCCACAGCGTCATACCAGTACATAGTTGAACCTAATCCGGCGGCCGCCGGATCCTTTATCCACATAAGTCCTGTAGCCATATCGACTACCGTACCATCGCCATTATCAAGGAACCGGTCGCCCTGAAGTGGATATCCCATCTGGTACATACCATCGTCACCCGGATACATAGAAAATACCTGACCGGTCTTGGGTAGCCCGCCGTCCGTAACAACCTCGGTAACCCGGTTTATTATCCTGCTTGATTTTTTGTGTTTAAGATGAAGCGCTTCCATAATTAATCCCTCCTTAAATTTCGTAAGTTAGCGTAAGCTTGCCAGCGTCGCCACCGGCTTTAATAACTCTGAAGTCACCGATGTGGTAGATCGATGGAAGCTCTACAATATCACCGTCTTCCAATAAAGCCCCCGAATCAGCAGTAGGATTCTGGCCATTTACGAAATACCTCATGTCTCCGCCTTCGGCGTGAATGATAGCATAGACCGCGGAAGGCCCGTCAGGCGGGTTATACACAGACGGTGTTAACTGCTTAACTCCGCTGTCAACTACAATTTCTTCATGAGCCAATACTTTTGACATAACTCAAACCTCCTTCTTTTTGATTATTGCCGGACTGCTTTCAACCATCCTTTTCTCAGACGGCGCCATTTCGCGCTTAACTTCATTCCAGTCCCTCAGGCAATAATTAACGTTACGGTTAGCCGCGTAAAACTTTTCTAAATCTTCAGCTCTCATTTTTTCGTGCGCGCAGGGGTAAAGGGCCGGATTAAGGTCCTCAAGGTCTATGTGCTTATACTTCTCATAATCCGGTGTCCCAGGAATAGGCGTATAAGGCAAAGTTACAGCTTCAGCGCCGTAGCTTTTTATGAGATCAATCGTTTCTCCGATATCTTTGGTAGTCTGATTAGGCGCGCCGATAATAAGAAAAGACCTCAGGCGTTTAAAATGTTTCTTCGCGATCTTCATAGCCTGTTCCCAGTGAGCGACAAAGCAGTGCCGTCTCCATTCTTTGATGATGATATCGCTGGCGCTTTCAATAGGTATGTTTACCGACCGGAAGCCTGCCTCTACCATCTTCGTGGCTATATCGTCGGTTAAAAGACGGGCTTCGACTCCGCCGTATGAGAAGAGTTCAATATTCAACTTCTCCCGGATAACCTTATCAAGTATGATCTCAAAGTGTTTTTTGTACCCGTAGAGGATATTCGCGTCCAGAAAAATAAACTTTGTAATCCCCATGGACTTGTAGTATTTAAGCTCGTTTACCACTTCATCAGGATTGGTGTTGACCTTGGTGCAACCTTCCACGATATGCACTGCGCAGTAAGAGCAGTTATTCGGGCATCCAACTGACGTCCCCAGGAATATTCTCTCAGGCATGTTGTCGCCGAAAAGGTCGACATCGATCCTGATAAAATTATCGCTGGTTGTTTTTTCTTTCTTCGTCATCACCTCATCAGCACCTGAAGCTCCAGCGTGTTCCGGACAGAGAATAGCGTAGAGGCCCCCGACTTTGACCGGAACCTTAGGCATTATTCTTTTACATTCAGCCACGATTTCATAAACGGCCCGCCACAGGAAAGTGAAAGTATTGCCTACAAATATCTTATCCGGCTGAAAGTCTTCCAGTTTCTTTGCCAACTCTGAAAGCGGCAGGCCCAGCCGGTGGAATTCACGGCAGAGTTTCTCATTATCAAAGTTGCCGCACTTTTTAAACCCGACAAACTGAGAAACAGGAATTCCTTTGAAATACATGCCGTCTTCTTTAAACTCCATATACTTTCTGGGGCGGTAAAGAGGGTACATGTTGAAAAGCTCGACTGTGTGGCCTTCACGGCGCAGTTTTGTAGCGACCTTATAAATACCGACAGGGGAATTGCGGTACATCATGGTTATAGTCGTATATTCATACGGTACGATACACAAATATCTCATTCTTTATCCTTTATCTTTGAAGCAAGCAGGGCCAATCCCGACTTTACTTCTTTCATTTCCTTTACAAGGCGTATCATACACCGGGCAATGACATCCAGCTTGTCTTCCACAAGTTCGGCCGGTTCATCGTTTGTAACCTTATACATAACGCCTTTTCCCTCAAGATCAGCCATCTCGCAACTTTTAAGTTTTAATTTTCCTTCCATGAGTAAGCTCCTTATTATCGGCCGCAAGGCACGTGATATCTTTTCGTTCATTTCACAATAACCATTCTCCGGTACAGCCGCGGGATCCTTATTCAGCGCCATATTCGTGGCAAAACACCTGTTGCAGGAAAACACCTTACAATTAAGGCACTTGACCGCTTTGGTTCTCATTTCCGATATCTTCCTGCATGCCTCGCTGGTCTCGTCTATGCCTTTCCACACATCACCCATACAGAAGTCGTACTTCTTTGAATAGGCGACAAACCTGTGGCAGGGATATATTTTGCCTTCAGTAGAAACGCCGATCAGAAACTCCCCGGCCCGGCAACCTCTCTGCCGATTAAACGAATTATTGACGATCCGCTCCAGGGAATTGTGCAGGTAATTAAAATACTGGTTTCGGCCCTCTGAGTAATACAGCTCAATACATTTCTTAAGCTCCTCAACGAAAATGTTGATCACTTCATCGTTCCAGTCACCCTCAACAATAGGCGTAAGATTTGTAACCGGCACCCCGAAGGAAAGCATTGCTTCAAAGTCCTTTGAAAGCGTGCTTATATTGTCCGGCGTAACAGTCATGCGCACACCAACACTCGGGAATATATCCCTGATTTTCTTTATGTTGTCAGCAATAACCCTGTAACTGCCATCATCGTTGGCAAACACCCTGTTGGCGTTGTGCGTTTCCTCACAGCCGTCCAGGGATACCTGAAAGTGCCAGTTGAAATTGTTGTATGGCTTTAAGCTCCTGAAATACTGAATCATCTCATTGGTCAGGATAGTGCCGTTAGAGAGGATATGAACCCCGGCCCTGAAGTTAAGCTTGTCACAGATAGTGCGCAGATAATCTATCCCGGCTTTAACCGTCGGAAAGTTGAGAAGAGGTTCACCGCCGAAAAAGGTGAATGTCAGGTTTTCAAACGGCCGCGTGTACATTTCTTTTTCATAGTGACTGACAAGCCAGTCAATAGTCTGCCGCATGGTCTCAGTCGACATATCTCCTGTACGATTTTCCTCGTAACAGTATTTGCACTTTAGATTGCATTTATTGGTAACAAAAATATAAGCTGATTTTGGTTTCATCCCGTTAGAAATCTCCTTTTCCCGTTAATATTTCTAACGGGATTCATTTTAATCTCCACAATCACATTCACTGCAACACTGCTCCTGACAGGTGCAAGTACAGGTGCAGGTACACGTACAGGTACATTCACATTCACAACAAACTATATGCGTATGAGCCGCCAGGCTTTCAAGGTGGCTTCTCAACTGTTCATGAGCCGATGCTTTAACCCATGTAACCAGCGCGGTAACAGGATCATCCTCGAAAGCAAATCCCGGGGCATACACATCCGAATTTGCGCTATAAGCCGGAACATAGTGGTTATGCCCGTCAAAGGCTTTGATAAAGCCTATAACTTCGTTAGTGTGCTGAGCCTTAGGCGGCGTTTGATCGATAACAAGCTGAGCGTTTGACTCAGCCCAGGCAACAGCGACATCCGGTGACTCAGCATTGGAATTATTACCGTTGAAAACATGATAGTGGCCGTCCAAAGCCTCGAGCGCCGCTCTCAGCTCCACAATATGCGTCTTTTTAACCGGCGTCACATCCTGAACCAGTGGATCGTCTGTCCATCCCACGGGGATTGGATTACCGCCTGAATCTTTGGGGGGCCCGCTTGCATAATTTCCCATATTTATCCTCTAAGCATATACCGCTCTTGGCGGAGCGTTTTCAAACCTTGAATTCGCGTTTGAATATCTTATCGCCTGGCCGTCCTGAATCGAATCAAGGTGCACAGGTATAGTTTCATAAAAACCTTTGGCGCCAGCCTGACCTGTGCCGTAATATTTATTGTTTCCCGGTGAAGCCGCACCGCCTTCCAGTTTGGCTGAAGCCACACCGCCGTCTTTTAATTCCAGTTTGTCAGTTCCGGATATCTGAAATACAGTAGCTTCAATTAAACCGTCTAAATACTCCGGCGTAGTGTCGCTGACATCAGCCTTCAACCTGTTAGGTGAATTAGCTGTAGGAAGAACCCCGGCCGCGGACGGCACACTGGCAAGGCCCGTAAGGGCTGATCCATTGACCTTGTTGGCAGTGGCTATCTGCGCGAGCTTTGTATCCTCAATGCCAGCGTTGGGCGCTACCTTGTCGTTGGTAACCTGCAGGTTGGGATCCGTGCCAAGTTCTATAGCATCCCAGTTAGCCCGACAGGCTGGCGGAAAGTTAATCAAAAGCATATCATTTTCCGGTTTTGTCTTGTCCCAGGCCATCTTTTGTCTCCTTGTTTTTGTAGCGTTCAGCCACTTTGTTCATATCGTATAATTCGATGCCATGTTCTCTTAGCATCTCAATCCAGCAGACATCGTGTAAGAAAAGGTTCTGCGCGTAGTTGTACGCCTGTTCGATGCAGGTAAAAACCATCGGTCTTTTGCCCGGGGCCCTTAAAACAATGTCGCCTTTAACCATTACATAAGCCATGTTCTCAAGGATCCTTTGTTTGCACCTATGACACATCATCAGCAAAACCCTCGCTCTTTTTCGCGTGTTTCGCAAATTTCTCCAACAGCCCGTTAAGCGCCGGTTTGCTAAAACTCGCGTTCTTTACTCCAATACTTTTTGTCCTGCTTAACGCACCATTATCGTTGACCTTATAGATAATTGCTCCGTTAGAAAACTTGCCGTCTATAAACTCAATAACTATTTTCTGAGGTATCAGTTTCTTTGCCATAAAAGCTCCTATATTCCGTGGCTATGCCAGTCAAAGGATCCTATTTGCGCCACTCCCTGGGCGTTATAAAGTTTGACTGTAAAGCCTGTTATTGTTTTATCGGTAAACTGGGCGTAAATCCCGGCCCCGCCGGTTATCTCAATATGCACACTCGGCTCTTCATGGAATATTTCCGTAAAAAAGACTTCTTTACCGTCATCTGCAACCGTAACTTCGTCCGTACCATGTTCGTCTATATCAGGAAGATCGCCGAAATAACTCAATGTCGAACAGGTGATATAATCTCCCAGATTCTCTCTGGCCAGGGCCATTTCAATCTGAAAGAACCTGCAGTAATAATCTCCCGGCTGGTAATCCATCCAGTCGCTCCAGATGACATTGTCTTCAGATGTTTTTATCCTGAAGCTTGCGGCCCTCAGCGTTTCCTGGCCGGTGAACCTGTAAGTCGTGCTGTCATTAAACCGTGACACCGCATCGCTGTTAAAACGCCTGCCGGTGGATATAGAGGCGATCACATCGATACCCACATAGACAGTGGCCACATACCCGAAATCCCTGACAGGCGAGGTATATGTTCCGGAGAACTCTCCGTCAGAAATAACCAATGTGCCGCCAATCTTCTCAAGATTCGAAAGCGTGCCAAGCCAGTCCGAATGCTCCTGATATTCAGCGATGATATTGCGAAAGGGAATTATACTTATGGTGACAATGGCTTCTTTGGCGTTATCCGAATAATTTCCCGAAGTATCAATGGCCTTAATCCAGTAACTCTGCTCAACTCCCATCTTCACATCCGTAGTCAGATATGAAGTCCCCTGCTGAAAAGTAATAAACTCGCCGCTGTCCCAGTCCTCGCCGCGCCTGATCTCATAACCCCAGGCATCAACATCACTTATCGCGGTCCATCCGAAGTAAACCATGTCCCGGTTTTGATTAACCAAGAATGAAGTAATATCCGAAGGCGGCGCCGCTTTTCCCACAATAGTGATTTCCTGCTCCGGCGACGCGGCAAACGCGCCTTCTTCACCCATGTCAGTAACGGATACAACCTTAACCTTATATGTGTAATCGGAAATTATATCCCCGAGTATCTGAAAGTGCGTACCTGTGGTCTCACCTCGCAAACCCCAGCTGGCGCCGTTATTGTCACTTAAATATATCCTTGCTCTGGCGTAAGTTTTTACATAATATGATGTTCCTTCCGGTTTATCGAACCAGACATCAATAGCGTTCTCGATAGTACCGTCGGTTTTTTTAACAAGCGATTCTGTCAGGTTCATATTTTCGACATTGGGAATCTCCGCCGAAAGTGAAGAATAGTTGCTGTCAGGCAGGATAATGTCCGAATCGTCATATACGTTCTCGTTGTATTCCAAAGCCTGTATCTGGCATTCATTTGTTCCCTGGCGCTGGATCGATACCACACGGAAATCTTTCTTGATCTTGTTTGTTTCACCGATAGCGTATACATCATAGGCCTGAGGCTCATTGCTGAAAGCGTCACACTCAACTTCCGTATAATTGCCAACAGGTGAAACAATACTTTTCTCTTCAATAGTGTCATCGGAAAACCTAACTTGTATCCTGTAAGATTTGCCGTCTTCAATAACCATCATACGATCCAGCTTGATCAGGGTTGTGGTAGAGCCTGACTGCACACGGCCCGAAAAACCCCATTGAGGCACATCATGAGATATCGAAATAACATCACCAGCCTGGCAGGCAATAGCATCAATCCCTGCCCGGAAGGCAATCGTGCGGTTGATGTACTTGGCAACCTTAAGCGCGTATCTGCCAGCCCGTATGGCGTAACTCAAGCGGGTAGTAAAGAGGCGAATCTGACTCTTACGCATAGGATCTCCCGCGGCCAGCGCGTCCTCGTCAATATACGAGATCGTCTCCTGACGATATCCTTTATCCTTATCCATAAACTGAATCTCAATCACATTGGGGATTTCTTTAAGCGTCTTCCAGCTCTGGGCAAAACTGCCTTCGATAATATTGCCCATGCCGAAAAGCTGGGTAGGGTTGGTCTCTTTGTCTATTTTGAAAGAAACTCCACCAGCGGAGTAAACAGGCATAGCATTGAATGTCGCGCATAACTGAATAAGTACATCAAGCGCTTTTGAATTCGAATCGATAACCACATCCATCCTGAACCGTTTCTCAAAACCGCCTTTGCCGTCGGCGACTTTTTCCTCGCAGTATCTCGACATCTCAAGCAGTGTCGCGTCATCCAGGTTGTCCGATGAGATAAATTCACCAAGACCGTAACGTTTGCTGATTAAAAAGTCCCTGAGGCACCATACGGGATTCGCCGAATATTTATCTGTATATGTAGAACCGTCCCACGAAAGAAGAGTATCATCTGAAAGTAGCCTGTAATCACTGCCGTCCCAGTAATAATCTTCCCAGTCAACCGGCGTTCCGACATTACGAATATCCGGAACCGACACAAGCTTGCCTTTAACAACACAAGTGATATTCGGCATAGAGCCGGAAAGCTGATCGGTAGCCAGGAGCTTAATGCCCAGAAGCGCGGTATTCGGATACCTGAGGTCATCGGTTTTTATCTCATCTACCTGAAACCACATAAGATCACCTTGTTTTAACGGGTCAAGCGATGAATCGTCGGATGTCCTGGTAACCCGGATATCGTATTGTCCGGGCGTTAAACCTTCCTTGCGAAATATCCTGCGGACAGTTGACCTGGATTTTGCTGAGATAGTGGTTTCTCCAAGATCGATATAATCAGGATCCGTGTGCAATTTGTATTCAACCCGATAGGTTACACTCCAACTGGATATACCGCCTCCCCCGGACTGTTGGTACAGTCCACTGTTAAGCCTTAAATGAACCTCGAAGACTTCAACATCCGAATCAATCGTTGTATAAACATGGGAGTTATCCTTTGTGAGATTCACATTAACAGGGTAAAGGTTATGCAGATCCTCGAAATTCGGTATCAATGACTGATCATTGGCGCCATGTCTTTCTGTAACATTTATGCCGCTGAAATTGCCGATAGGATTATTGTTGATTTCGATATCGTCAATGGATTCGATTATGCCTTCACAAAGAGCGAGAAGAACATTGAGATAATTCTTATCACCGTCATCCCACAAATACTGATTAACAATATTGCCGCCGATCTTATGTTCTCCGTACACAACGGCAACCGGCACGCCTACTTCCTGGATTGTCTGCACACCGTCCCAGCCATATGTAGGCGAACCTTCATCAAGCCCGCCTGTAGGCCCGGCCCCGAGATTGAAATCAGGCATCCTCGGTTGGTTCATGTACTGATATATTGAATACCCCATGGACAGGACAAAGAAGGTAAAGAGGAATGGGTGAGCCACGGCAACGGCCCAGACAGCTGATACAATCGCCGACACTACAGCCACAACCGGCGCTTTAACCTCCGGGATAATCGTAATTTCGTCGTCCTGTTCAATCCGGGTGTCCAGGTCTTCGATCCTTTTGCCGGTAACGATAACCCGTTTGTCCTTATAATCAAAGCCGGAAACATCAAGATGACCACGCAGAGTCTTATCCCGTAAATTCGAAACCTCTACGATTTCGGCTTCATTTACTTTGAAAGGATTTTTTATATTTCGTATTACTACCATGTCCTGTTCCTTAACCTATAAAAACCTTCGATCTTTGGTTTCCAGGCCGCGTCATCAAGCCTTGAGACCACAACACCCTGCCTGGGACAGTGGATAAACTTCCTGTCGGCAAAGACAATCCCGGCGTGGTTTGCTACGCCTCTTGAATTCAGAAACAATACGCCCTCCAAAACCTGAGGGTCTGTAACTTTCTCCCAGTCATTCTCATAATTTTCCCGAAAATAATCTTTGCCGCGCAGGCCCCAGATTTTTCCATACTCCAGATCTTCAACGTCAAACAACTTAAACCCCAGATCGATATACACAAGCTTCAAAAACCCCCAGCAGTCAAGCCCCTCCAGCGTCCTGCCCCTGTGCCGATAGGGAATGCCGAGATATTTATCCGTGATCAGCTTCTCTACATGATGTATATTCGTCTGGTCGGCACCGAAGGAAAAGCTCCGTACCTCTGATAATTGTTCAGTTGTTTGCATCTCTGCTTTGTCTTGTCGCATGTCAGTTCTACTCCCATATATCCGCATTCCGCGGATTTAAATTTCCAACTGCAGTAGTTCCTCGCGTATCTGCGCGCCGGAAGATCCATACCCAATACATCGAACTTGCTTGTCAGCGTAAACTCAACGTTATTCTGATCAGCCGTGTAGTTATCCACATAAAAAATATCGTCAATGTAAGCATCGGGATCCGCCAATTGATCGGCCCACACTGTACGGATAATAACTTTCCTTCCTCTGAAATCGTACTGTTCCAGATAAAGCTGGATAAGCCTTGATACATTGGCCAACCTGACCTTTACCTGATCGATCTGCCCCTGATTGTTTTCGCCGACGAACTCATGAGTGATGGGGAAACGGGTATAAGTCACGCCGTTATAAATAACATCTTCATCATAACCAGCCAGATAGAGGTCATTTGAGCCGTCGTAATCTTCTATGATGTAGAGGAATAGCGGCCTGTTTTCCTGCTTAGCTTTTTCCTGTTTAAATGTCGCGTCAATATCTCTTGGCATCACTTCACCTCTCGAAGACCAAGTTCAAAGTCGTATAGCTGATACGACTTCATAGAAAATTTAAAACTGTCATCAACAAACCTGACAGTGTACTCAACAGAATCGTTCGGATTAGTCCATGTAAAACTTCCAAAAGCTCCGTACTTACCGATAAAGAAATCTTTTACCGCGTTCATCTCAGTCAATGTTCTTGTCCGGAACCTCAGCGTCCATTTTCTGATGGGGTTTTCCCATTTACGCCGTCTTTGTTCGGCACCGTTCTCAAACTCAGAAATAATAGTCTTGTATTCAACGGTTTCTTCTATGACAAAATCAGGCTTGAAATTAAAATCACTCATGTATAACTCCTGATCACTGATCTTATTTTTCCGTTATTGTAAATGTCATCGGCAATAGCCTCTGATAACATCTTTCTGTTACGCCATACATCCTGCGCGTCCCAGGCCTGAATAACCTGATTAACGTTTATAGTCACGCCCGAGCCTTTAATATCTTCGCCTCGGTTAAGCGCTTTAAGGTTCTCCGAGCCTCCCAAGGCACTCATACCGCGCCTGGAAAGAATACCTTCACCGGTTTGCGCCACGATCGGCACATCATCAGGCGCAAGCCCCTGATGAGCCTTTACAAACCGTTTATGACGGCTTCGTATTATGCCGCCTTCATGGAACAGGCTTCCAACCGGCACGCCGAATATGTTCCCGCCGGGCCCGGCCATGGCTGTGAAGATCTTAATAAGCAGTAACTTTGCCAGTATGTTTGAAATCATCTGCAAGACCGCACGGCCGAAATCCGCAAAGACTTCTTTAACGCTTCGAAGCTCTCCGGTAAACGCCTTAAAGAAAAACTGAGAGAATGCGTTCTGCATATTACGCGCGGACTGCTTGGCGAATTCTTCCATAGCGTTAAACTGTTTCGCGGTATCTTTGGCGCTTTCACCGACTTGTTTGGCGACCTGTTTCAGAACCTCTGTTGTTTTATCACCGGTGTCTTTTACCTTGGCAAAGACCAGGTCATATTGCTCCATAGCAACCTTGGCGCTTTCTCTGGCGGCAAGTTCAAAAACCTTTTTATTCTGATCTATGCTGGTTGAAAGTTTCTTCACGCTTTCAGCGGCCTGGCGGTAAGTCTCACCCATATGCCCGGGCAGTTTGCCCAGGACTTCATAAAATTTGATAAGCGGTACGAGTAATTTCTGAAAGACCGTATTCGCCACTTCCAGCAGGGTAAAGAAGCCTGATATAATCTGGTTTATGAATCCCTGGATAAACCCGAGAACATGCCACAGAGCCTGACCGATCTTCTCAGCCATATCCAGCCAACCGGCTTTGAGTTTCTGCATCTTTTCCAGGTTTGTCATTGTTGAGGTATCTATCTGTTGTAGAATACGTTCTCCGGCTTCGAGTGTGGCGTTTAAAAAGGCCTGTTTGCGTTCCATCTCGGTTAATTCTTTGGTGGACTTGCCAAGTGTCTTTGCGTATTTCTCGTAAGCGTCTCCGGCGCTTACAATAATCCCGAGGTTATCAAGGATGAGTTTTGACTGGCGGCCTACACCGATAGCGATACTCTCAAACATAAAGCCGACGTCTTTACCGAATGCCCGGGCTGAAGCTCTTGAGATCTCCATCATCTTGGAAAGTTTAGTAGGATCAATCCCCAGGATCATAGCCTGCGACGCTTTTTCCATAATCTGGGAAGTCGAGAGAGTTTCACCAGACATGCGCCTGAGGTCCTCGATAATCTTATCAGCGCTCATGCCGAGTGAGGCGGCAAGGTTCTTGAAAGCCTGTTTTTGCTGTTCGGCTTTGGCGCCAAGTTCCATAAGGTCCCATGCTTTGCGCAGTGCCATAATGCTCGCGGTAACAGCCGCGGTAATAGCGAGCCAGTTCTTCTTCCAGGAGTTGGCAAACCTCTGCAGGGAACCCCGCACACCTTCAAGGCGTTTCGTGGCTTCGTCTCTCAGTTTTAAAATTATGGATAACTGCTTATTGCTCATCTTTTAAACAAATTCCTTTTTCGTGTCTTTTCAGCTTCAATTTTTCTTATCTCCTTAGCGATAACCTCAAAAGCGTCCAGCATCTTTGCCGGTTGATCAAGCCAGCCTCCCGGGTTTGGAAGAATCCCAATCCCATAAAAATTAAATGCCCTGATAAAATCCGCCGTCTCCCGCGTGACGATTTTAAAAGGGCATCCCTGATATTCTTCACCGTTTAGTTCCCAGGTCTCTTGTCCCGGAATCTCAAATTCACATTGCGTCTTCTTTCCCGATAAACAACTCCGGCAGTTCATAGAGAGGCCCTCCAGATGAACCGCCACAATCAGTTTTTTTGCTCGTCCTCCGATAATCTGGATTCGTTTAATATTACCTCCGCGAGTTCCTGTCTCAGATCACTGGGAAACATCGCTATAACCCTGTCAGGCACAGCGTCCCGCATTTTCCCGGCGTAACGGATGGTTTCGAACTTAAGCTCAACAGGCTTTTTCGTTTCAGGATCAAGGAAGTTGTCCATGCCCTTAAGCCCGAACTTAATAGCGGATATCTGGCGTTTATTCCAGTTAAGCCTGACCTTGGCTTTATCGTTGGGGTTAGTTGAACTCATCTCGTAGCTGGAAGAATCGTCATCAATCTCGGCCCGTAGAGCGGGGTCCAGCACCCCGATATGAAACACCGTCGGATTATTTTTATCCGGATCCAGTTTTGATGTGTATTCTTTTGTCGCGTTTATATTGATCCCTGTCAGCATGAAAACCTCCTTTTTTTAAAGACATAAAATAGTTAATTCATCATCGCCCGGCTCCAATGTCCCGTTTAAAGAGAAACTTGCCCGGGCGCTCGCGATACCTTCACGATCCTCATCAGCGACCTTTGAATACTGCGCCTTCGGGGCATAGAACCAGAACTTATTGCCGGAAACCTCACCGACCTGAAAATTTAAAACCATCTCATCGCCGTTGAACCATTTGCCAAAGAAATCATGGTTTGATACGCTTACCATCTCCGGATTAAACGCTCCCACAGGCTTCCTGTCAGAGATAACGTATGAGAAAATCCCCGACTGCTCGTTCACATCGTCACGCACAGCCAGTACATTCGCCCAGTCTATCTCAAGCTCGCTGAGCTTAGCCTGCAGGTTATCAATCCAGAGATAAGCATTCAGAAAAACAGGCGGTTTTGTGGTTTCATGGTTAATAGACGATAGCATGTTGGCATCCTGGATGCTTAAATAAGCTCCCGAGAAATCAAAGTCCAGCATAACCGGTTCACCTACTTTGAAGTTAAACTTCACCTTGCCGCGCGCGCCTTTCAATATCTTTCTGACGCCGTCTTCATAAGTAGCCATGGTGAGAGAAGGCACACCGGCCGGGTCAGTGATCGGTTTAAGCTCCTTGCCAACCTCTGAAGGATCCGAACCGGCCGTAGCCGAAGCTCCCGACGTAGATCCCGTTATTGTTTCAGCGTCCTGAAAAGAACCGGATACTGAAACAAAGTAGAGAGTGGTCGTGCCATCAGCGGTATCAATAACCACACGGCCTGTCGCGCCCGAAGTACCGCCGACAATGGTCTCACCATGCTGGAAAGGCCCCGAGGTTATGCCCCCGGTCGTAATAGCCTGAAGAGGCATAACCTGCCAACCGCAGGCTTTAAGAAGTTTTAGCCATTCAGGTTCAGTAATAGATACACCCGAGCCTCTCAATCTTAAATTAAAAGTTAATCTTGATACGCTCTTGCCGGGAAGATCGCCGACTTTAGAAAAGCTGGCGCCTACGGGATTGCGTTCATGAAGAGGCGGGTCCACATCTACAACAGGACTTTCGACCAGAAGTTTCGCGTCCTGGCTGGCCAGAGCTTCCTCAACGCCTTCGGTACTTTCGACCTTAGCGGCAAGTTGTCTTCTTCGTGTTAACATAATTCTTTCCTCCTTTTATCCGGATAAAGCAGGATCAAGTCTTTGATGCCGATACTTTATCTCAATCTCAATAATGATCCCGGCATAATGCTGACCCTCGGTAGTTTCAAACGGCGTCGTTCCCAATACATTTGTATCGACCGCGTGCCCTCCCCGCGTATGGTCTGCAAGAACCGCTTTCTTGATATCGCCCTGCAATCTATTCAAATAGGTGTCCGTGGATGGTGCCTCGTCTTCATCGCTTACAAAGAAACAATCCAGATAGACGCTTAACGCGCATTCCTCAAGAGGATAAGGCGCTGATTGCTCGGATTCATCGCCGCAGGACAAAACAACAGCCGGAAGATTAACCAGGCTGTTTCCATGCATTGACCAGCGCTGAACCGTATCGGGAGTAAAATCAAAATTGTAGCCGTTAGCAACAGTTATCCCTTCAAGTGTGGTTTTTAAGTTCTCAAGTATTTTTTCTCTTACAGTTTCCATTAAATCTTCCTTAACGCGCTGTCTATTTTCGCGTTTAAAATATCGATCCGGTAATTAACAAGCCCGTCCCAAGTCCTGTAAAAACCAAGCCGCGGCTTTAACCGGACTTGTCTTTTTAAAACAAAAAGGGGCAGTATCTTCTGCGTCCTTTTCGTAATCCTCGCTAAAAATGTCTTGCCCCTGAATCTCATAGGGTGTACGTTTTTGATTGTCTTGGGGTTCCTGTATCTTGTTCTCAGTTTCCCCCGCGCGGTAAACATTTGCGTTCTTGCCGAGAGAGGAACGGCAAGCCTGCCACCGCCGGGATCCTTTACGATGCCGCCTGTTTCATGCAGTTTGGCAATCTTCGAATCAGAGAAGATGTGAACGCCCATGCCCTCAATAGTGGATGAAACCAGAAACGCGCGTTTAAATGTCCCGAAAAGTCCATGACCTGAAGCGCCGCGCACACCCGGAGGACCCCCGAGTTGTTGTTTCCTGAATCTTTTCAGAAACCCCTTGCTGATCCTGTCCAGTCCGTCGCCAAGTTCAAACTTCAATACCTTCGGCGCGATCTTTATCGCTTTCTCAAGGGCCCGTTTGTCTATTTCTGTCGTAAGTCTTACCATAAATCACCAACCCACAATTAAATGCCACATACCTTCATCACCTGAAAGCACTTCGTTTATACGCGCATCCCTGGGCGTACCTTCAACATCGTTAAGCGTAATGCGGTCATCTTTTTTATCTATAGCCGTAACACCGCTTACATCATCATTGGCTATATAAAGTTCCGCCTGTTTTCTTAATGAACGGCTCATGTTTTCCGAAGAGGGTTCAAGCCCTTCACGCACTACTACCGCCCGGACTGCCTTGGGAGCGCCTCCGGATGGAGTATAGGTGATTTCCTCAGCAAACTCATCCGTGTTAAGGAATGTGTTAATGGAATCCTGAGACAATTGATCTTTAAAACTCATCCGGCAAACTCCTTATGGCTCAGTACCCGGGGGCGGTTAAACCCCCGGGATACATTCAACCTTTAAGTTTAAGCGTCAACTTTCATCAGATGAGCGAAGTAAGGATCAATGATGATCTCGTCAACGTGCTGTCTTACCCTGAAGATGTCGCTTCTGGCGGCATCATCCCTGTACTGCTCAACTGTCGCGTTTTCCGGGCTGTCCGCGGTCCAGAGGAACGTCCTTCCCATGGACGGATCCGAAAGCCGCTGTCCTTCTCCGATAACCGCTACCATGGCAAAGTCATCGCTCCAGATATCAGCCCCTTTAAACGCTTTGCCTTCTTTGGCGCTGTTGTAGATACCTTTTCCGACAACAATTTTCTTCACGCCTAAGATATCGGCCAGGGCATTAAGTATTTCCGCTTCAGTAAGCCTCGCGACATACTGAATCGCACCCTTGATTCCGGAGTTGGCAAGCAGTCTGTCGATGTTGGCCTTGCTCATGATAAGCGTCCCGGGATCCATACCGCAGTTTTTCCTGACCTTCTCCCGGACTTCACGTACCTGGGCGATAACGTCACTTGAACCGTTATCCCAGGGCTCGGCCGAATAATCCGTAAAGAGATCAGAACCTGAGAAGGTCGTGGTGTCAAAGACAGCCGAGGCGATCCTTTTCTCCTGCGCCTGCAGTACCCTGCGGGTTACAATTTGCACGGTTGTAAGCTCAGCATCGAAATCGCTTGAATACATCTCGCGTTCTGAATCATCCAGAGGACCTTCAAGACCATGCTCTTCGCAGGCATACTGTCTGTCCTTGGCCTGAAACGAATCGCGGTTATAGTTTCCTCTGGGGGCGCGTTTTGTGTCAGCGTCCCTGGTAATGCTTTCCCTCGTGATAGCCGGGAAAATACTAGCCTTCTTTTTGGTGGGGAAGATAGGCAAAACCTTTGTGCCGATAAACTCGTCCTGCGCCTGGATAAACTCCAAAGCCGCTTCACCCAGTTCGAGTCTCGGTATCGCTCTTGTTCCCTGATAGTCTGGCATTTTAAAACCCTCCTTTTAAAATTCGTTCCTGTTAAACAACGAGACCTTCAACCACTTCAAGATCATCCGCTGAAGCTTCAAGGACCCTGCCCTGAACAGAACCGTTTACTACGGCTGAAATCTTTCCGTCATCCGCGCCGTAGAAATCTCCGCCAACACTGATAGCATCCAATGCTACCAGTTTGAACGTGCGTCCTCTGGTCTTTAAGTCAACCGTTACATGTTCGCCCTGAGCGGCCTTGGCCGCCGTGATACCGATAAAATCTTCTCCGGCATCGGCGTATTCAACCTGAGACCCGCTTCCGGCTGAAAGTTTAACCCTGCGGTAAGCTTCCAATGCTTCACCCGCGACAAACGCTTTTGAACCTATGTTATACTGTGACATTTTCGTCCTCCTTTTACTGGTTTCTTTTTTCCGCGGTTTTCTGCAACGCTTCAGTCATACTGCAGTTATGTTTTTCTTTGTACTCCGAAGCCCTCTCGAGGTGGCTCTTTTTCTTCGGATCCTGGGGATCCTCAGGGTCATCCGGCCCGACACCTTTAGCCGAGGACTCCTTAAGGCCTTCAAGCTGTCTCTCCTGGAACTTGATAGTGGCCTGCTCCAATGAGGACCCGCCTTCAACAGCCTCAAGAGCGGCATCACTCATATCCTGAAAGGTCTTTGCTTTCTTAAGTATCCCTGTGACTCTTTCTCTTTCGAGTTTCTGTCCTTCGCCGGTACCTTGTTTTATGCCTTCCTCGAATCCCTGCTTGCGGACAGCTTCAAAGACATCCCCGCGTTGTTCTTTCAATTTTTCTACTGTCAGATCTTCAAACATTTTTCTTTCCTCCTTTTTTGCTGATACGTTTTTTGTAACCTTTTCATTTACCTTGTACCTTTCCAGGAACGCCAGAACACTTTCAACAGCATTCTCATCCTGCAGAAATCTATCTAAAAAAACCGTCATTTCAGCTGACGGTTTAATGCTTTCTGAGAAGAACGGCATTCCAAAAAGCCCGTTATTGGCCGCCGGATCATCAACCACATCTACCGAAAATAAGCTCTTAACCCGGATAAACGGCGGTAAGTCATTTCCGTTCGTATCTTTTTCCTCGCGGCTTTCCTCATCCCAGTAGATAACCATAGAAGCGCCGAACGCTTCAGGGTCGCTTTCAGCCAGGTTAGCCACATAACCGGCCAGATCCCCGTCAGGTGTGGAATGCGCCGTCTTGTCCAAAAAAAGATCGGCCCGTACAATATCTCCGTCACGTCTGAATTTCTTCACCCGGCCGAGAAAGGTACCCAGGGCAGTCGAACTCATATTGGGATGACCGAAACGGGATTTGATCCCGGCTCTGGATTTATTGCCCAGCTCAACTATTCTTTCTAACGCGGCATCATCAAATTCCCCCCTTTCGTCATGGGTTATGCCTTTAGTAACTACGGCAAACCCGCTTATAACATCCGTATTCCTGTCCACGCGGATATCTTTACTTCTAATGACATCCGTGCGAAATAAAGTATTTTTATCCGCCATCTTTTTCTCCTGTTTTTTCGCTGGCGCAAACAGTAACACTGTGGGGCATAGCCATGTTTTGTCTGCGCGTGACTTTAATCTTCTTTGTTTTCTTTTTCTTCATCATCATCCGTGGTTTCTTTTTCATCATTTGTGCTTCCGTTATTTTGCGGCAGTCCCAGTTCATTCATCTTGTCAAGCTCGCGTTTTCTCTGCTCAAAACTTTCCTCCCAGTCCTTGCCCTGAGCCGAATACAAATCCGAGTGAGTGACTATGCCGTTTTTAAGCCCGACTTCCGCGGCTTTTGCCTCCTTAAGCGGGTCAACCCATTCCCAGCCCGGAGCTATCCATGTAGCGCCACTCCAGTAGTTTCTTTTGTCATAGAAGGAAACAGAACCCAGCTCGCCTTTCAAATAGGCTTCTTCGAGCACCATATCCCATACAGGCTGGCAGAGTTTTCTCGATAACCATTCCTGCTTTACTTTAAAATATCTGCGCGCTTCTAAAAGTGCGGCTCTCGCGCTTGAATAGTTCGTCTTTGAGAAATCCTTGGCAACCAGTTCATAGGGCAGTCCCAGGGCCGCTGAAATAGCCCGCAATATCCTTTCCACGAAAGGTTCGAATGTCGCTCCCGGCCGCTGGGGATTAAAAGAAGTGATCGATTCGCCCGGCATCAGGTGTTTGATCATGCCCGGCTCAAGAGATTCAACCAGCTGGTTGGCCGTGTTTTTTTCGTATCCGGCGTTAACAGCGATATCCATTGAGGCTTCTGAAGTAATGAAAAGAGAAAAACACGCCGCTATGCGGGCGGCCACAAGCTCGGCCTCGGCGTATTCGGCTAAATCTTTAAAATATGTAAGAACCGGCGTGAAGAAAGGAACGCCTCTTGTCTGGCCGCTTCTTGTCACATGGTAAAGATGAAAAACATTCTTCCGGCCGTATTCATTCTTAGCCGGTATCTCCATGAACTTTCTGTCACGTTCGCCATACCTGAAATCCCCCGGATGTGTCTTCTGGATAAAGTAGGATACAGGCTCACCGTTTTCTCCGATTTTCACTCCGCTTCTTATGGATTTATCGCTTCGTTTCTCAGGCGGAGTGTCAAGCCTGTCTGACTCAATGACCTGAAGGGCAAAAGAATAGGGCCTGGCCTTATCTTTAAGCATAAGCGGGATAATGAGCGCTTCGCCGTTTTCCAGGATCTGCCGGTCAACAAGGCTCTGTATCTCATAAAAATCCATACGCTGACCAGCATCCGAATAAGGCAACCATCTCTTCCAGGCACGCTCGGCTTTTTTCTGGAAGTTGGCCGCTGACTTCTCACTTATCCCGAGAAACTCCCGGTCAACTCTTGATTGAGGCCTTATGCCGGTACCGATAACGTTTGTAGTCATGGTTGAAGTAATGCCCGAAGCGTGGGCGTCGTTACGGTTTAAATCACGGCTTCTTTCCCTGAGATCGGAAAGTTCAGGAAGCAGGGCCTCGTCAGCTGAACTGTTCCGGGGAAGCCAGGATGAATGAAGGCGATTATGCCCGGCCCCTTTATACGCGCCAAAGGCCCGCGTGATATTCATTACTTCACGGTACATTTTCCGTCTGAACCCTGCCCTGGGTGAGAAGAAAGAAATAACATTGTCTATACCGCTGGTAAACCTTTCTGATATTTTCTTTTTCATTTTGGATTCTCGAATTTCGCGTAACTGGTTCTGTTTCTGCCAGCCGATATTTCGTTTTGCAACTGCTTGCGCATTTTTAAAAGTTCACTCAATCTTTCATACTGAATATTTCTGCCGCCGATTGAATATGACTGCACCATACCGCCAGCCATCTTTGTGTTTATGGCGGTTTCAAGGACTTCGAGCATTTCCTGTTTAGTGGGCGCCAATGAAAACTCCTTTTTGCTTCCCAATAAAAAAGCCCGTTCCAGCTGGTGCACCAGAACGAGCTTATAAATTTATTGGGCGCGCGTTTTATGGCTGATCAGGCCCGCGCTATATTTTCAACTCTATATTACTTGAAATAAAAATCACTTTCAAATAGTCGGTACAACAGGTTTGTACAGGCTATTTTTCGTAATCTTGTTCAATAGATTTAAAACGATAACCGCATTTGAGACAATAATGATACCTCGCCGGAAGACGATGGGCGTAACATCTGATCTTTTTGCTATGGCAACGGGGACAACGCAGAGGTATAAAAGCAACACCGTAAGCATCATCGACTGTTTTATCCTCATCAGGTTGTCTATTAAGATTACCGTTTTCATTCTTAAGCCAGTTATTCTTTTTCTCAATCCATTTGCCCATTTATAGCCAGCTTCCTTGTCGTTTTCTGATCCAGTCTTTTCGGGAATTATCCTGGCTTACTACCCGCTGATGCACTTTAATCGAGTCGTCCTTGCGGATATTCAGAGCCCTGATAATGTCGGCCGCGGCCACGGCATAAACTTCAGCGTCAAGATAATGATTGGCCACAGCGTCTTTTTTCTTGCGCCAGACCTCTTTGGCGCGGCCGGTATTCCTGTTCCTGACAAGGATTTTGTGTTCCGAAGTAAACTGCGCCAGATAATCTTCTTTCGGATTACTGAAGATATGCCACTTACACGGATCACGCATTGTCACGAGGCGGTTGATCTTGTCTTTATACTGGCTCACATTCAGATTCCACAGAACCAGACCTCCCCGGATAACACTGCCTGTCCTTGAATTGATATCTATCTTCGAAGCCCGATAGAAGCGGCCGCCGGTAATTTCTTCCTGCCCTTTGATAGCCTTTGTTTTATCCGACCACTGACGGCAGAACCTGTAAACTTCGTCCGTACGGTAACCCGAATCAACACAGCTCATATACACCGGTAAAGTTTCATTCGAGGATAGTTTCCTGTATTCGGTCTTAAAAAGAGCGTCTACAACATCTTCCCAATATTCAACCCGGTCGGCCCTGATAAGCCATGATTCCTCGTAGTATCCCCAGCCGCGAATAATGTAATAAAAGTGGTCTTTCTGCACATCAACACCGGCGGTAAGTACAATAACATCATCGGGAACACTACCTTCGTCATAATCCCTGGATAAAGACCGTATCTTATCGATGGTTGTTTCTTCAATTTTTTCTTCCCAGACCTCAGCAAGCCAGGAGTTAACAAAGTTCATCAGAAGCTCAATATAATCTTTCGACTTAATAAACTCAGCGGCGATATCGCTCCATGACAGCCATGGGGAATAAAGGGAGTTGATCCAGAAACCCCGATGTGTGCTTTTAACGATATCACCAGAGATAGTTCCGTCATCATCAAGCTCGGCGTCTTCCGGAACCCACTTGCCGCGGGTTAAGATCCTGTTTTTTTGATAATCTTTTATGCGTTTATTACAATGAAAACACTCATACCAGGCAAGGCGTTCGTTTTTAATGCGCTCAGTTGATTTTTCTTTCTTAGGCCATTTGATCTGACCAAACAAGAGAACCTGATATTTACCGCAGTGCGGACAGGGCACATAATAGCGGCTTCGGTCTGATTTCTCATACTCACGAAATATGTAACCGTCCCTTGTGGTGGGAGTGGACACTTTAATCGTCTTTCTGTTCCAGAATGTTTTTTGACGTTCACTTGCAAGTTTTATCGGGTCAGCTTCACGGCCCGAAAACTTGGGGTATTTGTCTATCTCATCCAGAAAAAGATAACGGATAGGCCGGGAGGCAAGGTCGGCTGGCGAGTTCGATCCGGCGAAATACAAAATCATTCTATCCAGATGATATTCCAGCCGTGTTATATCATCGGAAAGTCTCGGCAGATGTTCGCGTAGAGTATAAGAGCCTTCGATCATCGGCAGAACCCGGTTGCAGGAAACACTCTTGGCATCATTCTCGCGCGGCAGGACCACAAGCGTGGGGCCCGGATCCTGATCAATAATAAAACCGAGCATATTGAACATTGCCTCGGTCTTGCCGACCTGAGAAGCGGCTATAACGGTTATTTCTTCAACGAAAGGGTCAGTAAACGCGTCCATAACACCTTTAAGATAGGGCGTCCTCGAAGTTTTCCATCGGCCCGGCTCAGCAGACGTAACCGGATTGAGGTACCTATAACGATCAGCCCACTGGCTGACTGTTATCTTTTCCGGGCGTTTCCACGCTTCCTTTTCCTGCGGCGTCCATATTTTTCTGTCTTGTTTTTTTGTGATCATGTCTTACCCCCGCGAATTCATCTATAATTTCACTAATCGCCTCATACAACTCAACTTCAATTTCTCTCGGCTCTTTCATGGCAAGAACCGGCGCCAGCCTTGTCGGCAGGGCAAGAAAGGATCTTTTTATCGCGATGATTCTCGCGATCCTTCCTTTTTCCACTTCATCCCGCGGCAAAAGCTCGCCGGTTACCCGTTTAAGTTCAAGCTCGAGTAATGACGCCTTATATTTCCTGAGCTTAGTCTCCCAGTAGATCTTGCCTTCGAACTCTTCTTCAGCATCACCGCTTCTGCCGTCGTGCCATCTTTTTATTTCTTCCAAGTCATAATAGCCATCTTTTGTTACAGGCATGCCCTCGCGCTTCCAGCGATAAACAGTCCGCCAGTTAACCTCCATAATTTTGGCAACTTCCTCAATCGTTTTGACAGTAGTGTCACCAAGAGGCTCCGACTCAAAGTCCTCAAGCTCTTTTATCTCCTGCTTTGAAAGCGGTGTTCCGCTGTGCAGTTTCTCAATCAAATGTAGGTATCTTTTCTTGCGGGCGATCTCGGCTAAATTCTGGTTTTTATTCTGATCCGTCACTTACGACCCTCCCGTACTGCTTTCTTACCGGAAAACTCTTCCCAGCGTTTAACCGTAACATCACAAAACACAGGTTCAACCTCCATAGCGAATACTCGCCTGTTAAGACGTTCTCCGGCAATAATCTGAGAGCCGGATCCGCAAAATGGCTCATAACATATCTCGCCGGGCGCGGTATGTACTCTCATGGGGATAGCAAAGACCTCGGTTGGTTTAACCGTGGGATGATTGATGCCGGTATTTCTTTTTTTACCTTCCCAGTCAAGCTCCCAAAGATCGGTGTAGTATTCCGGCTTTGCGGGATCGCCGGATCGGATCAAATCAATAGTCCAGACACTTCCAATCGCCTTATTTTTAGGCTTATACGGCGGTTTATTCCC